CTCCTCGATCACGCTGAATGACACTGAGACATTCACTGTGAAGTTCAACAATGCATCTCCTGGCACCATTATGACTGTGGCCTAATACCATGTCTGAGCCTCTTGTAGATATATTGGGAGATGTAGTTACTGACTACAGTGCTGGTCCCATTACTACCCTCACAGATTATGTGATGGATGCATCTCTTAGGACATTCCTCACCAGTGGGATAAGTGCTTCGATGTTCAAACCTGGAGTTGCCTATTCTCTCGTGGCATCTCCTGGAGTTGTGAGTATTACAGGTCTTCCAGTGACAATTGTTAGGAAGTACGTCCCAGGTAACCCAGTTGCACTATTTACCATTACTGGAAGTGCTACTGAGATGTTGGCTGTGGGAGTTACCCCCTTCCTTCTCTACGCAAACCCTGGAGAGTTGAGTGTTGAAGGATTCCTAACTTCCCAGGAAGCAGTTCGACTACTAATTCTAGAAACAGAATCTCATAATACTTCTGGACTTAGTACAGTCCTTATTAAGAATGCTATTCTTCTTGCAGAGATTGGAGTAATCTCGATTACTGGCGCTGCTGTGGTAGCAAGTGGTACTGCTTTCATGGAAGCTTTCGGAGCTTATGTGGAAGTGGTAGGATCTGCTGCCAATCTCACCCTTACCACTGTATGGGACCTCTTTGCAGCACCTGGCTCTTTCACCACCAGTGGTGCTGACATAAGTATAGTTTGGCCCTTGGAGTTGAATGCTCTGAGTGGGACTTATGTGGTAAGTGGATCTCTGATGTACATCACCAGAACCCATGAGATTCCTCAAAGTAATCGTCATCATTTGAAGGATGTTTCACCTAAGCGCAATATCAAGGTACTTGATTCAGGTCGCAAGGTTAAAGATGTTACCTCTCTTAGAATGCTGGAGCTAGTATGACAGCTATAACTATATATCTCAATAGAAATGATCCTAAGGATATCCAAATTAAGGATTCTGATGGAGCTGTAGACCTCATCACTATCACCAGGGTGGACTTAATTAAAGAAGGTTGTAGTCTGATCATCTCATCAACATCTCCAGAGGAGTCTGGAATGTTTGATTGGACTATAGGAAATGGAGTGTTGAGGTTGGAGTTGGGAGCCTTGGATATAGACCCCGGGACTTATACTTTCACTCTGATGCTCTACTCGGCTGAGTGGCCCTTAGGGATTCCGTGGAACAAGTTGACCATTTCCTTCGTGGATATATGTCCCTCAGTGTAAATTCCTTTATTACATTATGTAACATAGAAGATTGGAGTTAGCCATGGTTAGATCTCTCATAATTCTCCTCATATGTCTCCTCCCCTCAGGAGTATGGAGTGCTCCACAGTATTCCTATCCTGCCAAGGCTGCCCCTGTAGCTGGGGACAAAGTCCTCATAGTTGATTCTCAGGATAGCTGGAGGACGAAGAATGTCCCCTATTCCACCTTCATCGCGGGGTTTATGAGTTACCCGGGTGCAGGAATTCCCAATAGCACTGGGAGTGCTTGGGGGACCAGTTACTCTCCCTCCTTCACGGGTGCTACATACACGGGGACAAACTTCATTACAGCAATCCAAACTCTTCTCACTCTTGAGGATGGGGCCACTAGTGTAAATATTTCCACTTTTGGATTGACATTTCTTGATGATGCTGACGCACCTTCAGTGCGGACCACCGTAGGTGCAGCCAGTCGGAAGAAGACTTTCCAGCAGAGGTTCCTTTCCACATCGACTCTAGTAGCTACAGTGGGGGCCAAGACTAAGACTCCTGTAGAGATAGATTATACCACTGCTGATATTGGATGTAATGCCTCAGACACTCTAGGAATTTCGGTGAAGACCTCTTCCTCCATTAACGGCACCTATTCGGAGGTAGGCACGTTGAGTCTGTCAGGAGCTAGCGTAGCTAGTGCAGTAGACATCTCTTCATGGGCCAATACTAGTGCTGGATCTTATGTGAGGATTGATCTCACTGGGTCTCCTGGTGCAGCTGTAGACTGTACTGTAGTACTTGAGGGGATGGAGCTCTAAAATGATTCCCGACCTCCCTAATGAAGAGTGGGTACCTATCCAGAAAATAGGTTGTGAGGGCCTCCTTATATCCACCATGGGAAGAGTGAAATCAGTTAGGAGGAAGAAGGAGAAGTTGGTCAAGTTGAAGATGATCTCCTTAGGTAAGAATAAGAAGCCTTACCTTGTTGCAAGTAACAGAAAGTGTTATCTTCAGGTACATATGGAAGTCTTAAGAGCCTTCCGTCCTAATCCTGATGGAGATGTAAGGGCAGTCTTTCTTGACAAGGATCATGGGAATTGTAAACTGGAAAATTTAGTATGGTATGGTAGGGAGTACATGGTAGACAGAGCCATAGAGATGGCCTTCCAAAGTACTAGCCCCCTTGCCGAGAGTTTCATAGAGTTCTGGGATGGCAATCCTAATGCCCTGAATGGGTGGTTTGAGGAGCAGAAGGTCAGTGTGAGGAGATTCCTTAGGGCTCGCTTAGATAGCTTCTCCGTACCTTACTACATAGATACTGAAGATCTCTCTCAGGAGGTTATGGTTGCAGTATTTGTTAATCTTCGTAGGGGCATGATAGAGTCCTTGGACGGAGTCCAAAGTTGGGTATTTGGGATTGCTAAGAACCTTCTTGCTAATGGAATCCGTGACGTGTTGCCAGCCATCTCTATGTATCAGGAAAGTGATGAGGGTGAGTTTAATGTGCTGGACACGTTAGGATGTTGTCATCAGTCAGCAGAACTCCAGGCCATTTATAATGAGAGTAAGCTATGAAACTTATTGGACTCCTAATATGGGCATTCCTCTTGGTGATAGCTCATCCTGTACTGGGTGCGAGTATTCATGTTGAGTGGGGATATGAGCCTCAAGAAGCATATCCTATAACTGGTTTTAAGCTCTATCAGGAATGGGAGCCAGTCTGTCAGACTATTGATCCCACTAAGCGTGCAATGGATTGCTATGTGACCTTACCTGCATCCATTATATCTTATACACTTACAGCAACATATGTAGACGGAACAGAGAGTCCTCATTCAAATCAGTACCTGTTTGTGACTATGCGAAAGAGATTTAGAGGGAGTTCTGGGCAGCTTATTAGATTCAATGTGCAGTAAATAGGTTTCTATATTACATTATGTAACATAGCAAAACACATTAGGGAGGAAATGAGATGAAAAGGGAACTACTTGGACTGGTTATGTTGGGGACATTAGTGGGCTGCTCCAGCACTATAAACTTCGTTAGTATTGACGCAGACAACGGGTCGATGATTGAGGGAGAGCAATCAACTCCAATCACTCAGGATGCCTCAGGTGAGGGAGCATTTGCAACTCAAGGAGCTGCTGCTGCGCTTGGCGCTCTGTCTGACGTAGTTAGCAAGTACACTCCAGACTTCTCCCAGAAGACTACTAATCCACAGTTGAAGCCTGAAGAGAAAGTTACTCCTCCTGCGGTCCCCACAGTCCCTGAGGTGCCAAATGTTCCAGCAGTCCCAGAGACTCCCATCCCTGAAGACATCGGAGGTCAGGTACCTGTAACTCCAGAACCTCCAGTAGTAGTTCCTCCCATTGACTCAGAGTTCACCAAGAGTTCCACCTATCAGAGTTATGGAGTGAGGAATGGTGGACGTCAGGCATGGAGGATTCCTAAGAAGGGTCCTGATTTTGGCCCTAAGGTGAAGGCAGTCTTCTCTAATGGTGCTACCTTCACTGTGAACAACACCAGTAAGAACTGCCGGGATCGTGAGGACACTTGTAACAGGGACTCCAAGTCCCCGATGTATGGATTCGTCTTCAAGCCAGGCATAGGACCTAATGGTGAGGGTGATGGTGATACTGGAACCTCTCATGGTGGAGTCTACCTTCATGCCCCCTATGGTAATGATTCCAAGAGTGTAACCTTCTACTATAACGGTAAGTAACCTTTAGGAGGCCTCCCTAATGAGAGTGATCTGCGAACTTAGCCTTACCATGAGTGAGAAGGATGAGAATGGATTGTATCATGTGAGGGATAGATATTGTGGGGAAGAGAGTGGGCCTTGCTTCTCATTCGACTGTACTGGCCAGGTTGCTGGATCTTGTTCAAGGTTTAGAAGGTTACCTACTGGTGTCAAGGTCTGTGTGGAGAAGAACTAATGAAGTATTGGAAGGGTTATAAGTACGTCGTTGCTGAAGACTTCAGTGTCCACACCACAGTGTATGGATATGATCTTCAGGACAAATTCTTCCATCTTCACACAGACGGGCAACTCGAAGTATTTATGGGATATGCCTGGGATGGAAACAGTGGTCCCTTCCCAGACATTGATTCCACAATGGAGGCCTCTTGCGTTCATGACATCTTGTGTGACCTCGTCAATAGTGGGCGTATCTCTCATGATGAACAGCCAAAGATAGATCAACTCTATTATGATACTGCAGAACGAAAGGGAATGTGGCCCTGGGTTGCTCGTCAATTGGCTATGACAATTAGATTTCATATGTTAAAGAAAGGTACAAAGCGGTATAACAGAGTAATTTACGAGGCATAGCTGATGACAGATGAAAGTACAGAAATGGTCTTTGTCCATCCAGAGGATGCTCATCAATATCAGAAGAGAAGAAATAGTTTAACAGATGCTGACTTAGATGGTATATGGGCCATTGTAGATGCAGTCCTCAAGCAACATGCCCACAACACGGAGAATTGTAGATTTGGTGATATTACTCCTGCGGATCTGAAGGCCATGGTCGAAGCACATAAAAGCTTCAATGCTGCAATGAAGGATTCGAAGACTGTGGTCAGAAGATTCATCATCATAGCTATGTTAGGTGGTGCTACAGGGATTGCCATCTATGGATGGTGGTCCAAGGTGGTAGATACAGTGAAGAAGTCTCTGGGAGTTTAAGATGGCTACTGTGGAGAGGATTCAACAATTACTGGATTGTGCATCTCGCACCCCGGAGAGGGATGCTGCTGGTGTTATTACTCCCAATGGTGTAGATGCCCAGGTTAGGGTGAAGGCACTGAGGGATTGTCTGAAGATAGCCGAAGAGGAGAGGCGATGCGAACTGTCCATACCTACGGAATAGATTTTATTGATGATGTGGAAGGCAGAGAGTCCTTCATGTATCATGATGTTGAAGGGAATCCTACTATAGGAATTGGGCATCTTCTCACCCGCAGTGAGCTTACCTCAGGAAAGATATGCCTAGATGAGGAATATATTAAATATAGACATGGACTGACTGATGATCAGATGGATAATCTTCTTGCTCAAGACCTCTACTCAGTGGAATATGCTCTGAATTATCACATTAGAGTACCTATTCACCAGCATCAGTTTGATGCCTTGGCCTCATTCACATTGAATGTTGGAGTGGGAGCTTTTGCAGGATCAACTCTTCTCAAGAAATTGAATAGTGGGCTCTACGCAGATGTACCTACTCAGTTAAGACGGTGGATACATATTAGAAATAAAGAAGGAAAGCTCGTAGAATGCGTCGGGCTTATAAAACGTAGAGAGTTGGATATCAAGTTGTGGAACAACAAGTGGAGAATTCGTTATGCAACTTGATGAATTAGATCAGGGAGAACTGGATAACATCTTAGTGCAATGTATGCTAGATGTCAAGTACACTTGTAAGGTAATGTTTCCGGACATATTCTATGCCCCATTCTCCTCCCTCCATCAGGCAATCTTTGATGGAGTTAATCAGGTGTTTAAGGCTATAGAGGGTGGGCATAAGAAGATTGCTATCGCTGCACCTCGCGGTATAGGGAAGACCTCCATAGCCAGGGCTGTGGTCATGCGAAGCATTCTCTTCCGCTTGCAGAGTTTCATAGTCTACCTTAGCAATTCAGCAACTAGTGCTGAAATGCAGACGGAGAATGTTAAGCGTGACCTTATCTCCAACCTTAATGTGAGGAAACTCTTTGGCAGTGTCAAGGAGGCCATTAACCAAGATACCTCCATAGATGAGACCTTCTCCAAGAAGAGTTGGACAGCTTTCGGAGAGACCTTCATTCTCCCCCGGGGTAGTGGTCAACAGGTTCGAGGTCTGAACTGGGCCAATCATCGTCCGGAGTTAGTCATTATTGATGACTTGGAGGATAAGGATGAGATTAGGAGTGAGGATAATAGGAAGAAGCTGAAGGACTGGTTCTGGTCTGACTTGATGAAGACTGAGGATAGATACTCTAAAGGTTGTATCTTCATATATATAGATACTATTAAGCATGAAGATTCCCTTCTGGTAGATTTGTTAGAGTCTCCTGACTGGCTTCACATACAGTTGTCCATATGTGATGATAACTACAAGAGTCTCGACCAAAACTATATGACCGATGCAGAGATTGCTACTGAGGTAGCCGAGCATCGTAGGTTGGGCACCCTGGACGCATTCTACATGGAGAGGATGAATGTTCCTATTTCCAAGGAAGATCGTAACTTTAAGCCTGAGTACTTCAGGTATTTTGAGGATAGGAAGACTGATCTTGTAGTTACTGACTTTAAGGCTCCTGAGGAAAAGTTAATAGTACGTGCACGTAACCTGTTGCATGTGACTATAGTAGATCCAGCCAAGACTGTCAAGATTCAAAGTGCTGACTCGGCGATAGTGACTGTGGGGATAGATAGGACCTCTAAGAAGATCTTTGTCAGAGATATCGTAAGTGAGAAATTCTACCCTGATGAATTGTATAATGAGATGTTCAGACAAGTATTGTTGAGGTCGTCATTCATCTTAGGATACGAAGTCACGGGCCTGAACCAGTTTATCATTCAACCAGTAGAGAATGAGTGCAGAGTTAGGGGTATCCACCCTCTCCTTATTGAGCTGCCTGCGAAAGGAAAGAAGGAAGATAGGGTAGCCACTCTTAGTCCCCTCTACAGGTTGGGCTATATGTATCACAACGTAGCCAATTGTGCCAAGTTGGAGACTCAGCTCCTTAGCTTCCCCCGTAGTAAGTTATGGGACGTTATGGATGCACTCTCCTATGTGAACTACGTGATGGACCATCAAGCAGTCTTTTTCGATCCTGATGCAGAAGGTGAGGGCATTGATCCGCAGATGGATGAGGACGAAGATTATGGTAGCCTTAGTGACGAAAGTATGATGACAAGTGAAGAGATGGGATTTCTCCTGTAACGGAATTGCTATATTACATAATGTAACAAAGGAATAATATGCCAGCTATTATAATGGGAGAGCCAAGGGGTAGGACGGATTGGGGAACTAAGCAGTCCTTTGACTATGAGTATCCCGAGGGATTGAATCTTAAGCCAGGCTCTCCCCTTCACGAGAAAATCAAGGATGAAATCCTAAGGCGGGCCAATGCTAGTGCTAGGATCATGACTGCTAGGCATAGGACTTGGAATTCTATCGATCATACGCTTACAGCCTACATAGCACCAGATGATAAGGAGCTTGCGGTACAGGATGCAGATTATAGGAAGCCTGTTAGCATCGTATTCCCTTACTCCTACACCGTGCTGGAAACTCTGCTGGCCTACTTCACAGCAGCCTTCATTCAGGATCCAATCTTCAGATATGAAGGAGTAGGGCCTTCTGATGTAGTCGGAGCTATCCTTCTGGAGAAGGTGATTGCCCTCCAGTGTATTAAGAATAAGGTAGGACTGAATCTTCACACTATGGCCCGTGATGCATTCGCTTATGGATTTGGAGTAACCACTCCTACATGGGTGACGGAGATGGGAGCAGTTAGCACCTTTGAGGATCAGCCAGGATTCCTAGGGTTTGGTACTAAGAAGGTTAAGGTGAGGCAGGAAGGCATAGTGTTTGAGGGGAATGCTCTGGAGAATATCGATCCCTACCTCTATCTTCCAGATGCTAATGTCCCTATTCATGCACCTCAAGATGGTGAGTATGTAGGGTGGGTCCTACCCACCAACTATATGAATCTCCTGTCCAATGAACAGGCCTCTGATGAGGTGTTTAATGTAAGGTATCTTCATGCCTTGATTAACAGAAGGACTTGCATCTTTCCTTCGGATAACTCAGGCCGGGGAACA